TATCCCAACTACAGTAGCACCAACTAATGCTATAGCACCTAAAATAAATAAAGCTGGAGTCGCTGCTATACCAAATGAACCTAACTTAGCACCAGTAGTTAAAGCTGTATCACCAAATATTTTTAAAGCTAAACTAGCTAACGCTGTTTTAACACCAATAAATGCTAAAAATCCAAGAGCTCCTCCTAAAGCTATGGTTAGAACAGTACCAACTATAGCTCCAGTTCCTTCCAATGTTCCATTAAATGTACCAAAATAAGATATAGCAGCTAATATGTTAGTACCAAGTGCTTTTAATGCGTTTGTAGCTTGTGTTATATTTGAAAGAGCTTGATCACTTTGTAATATCTCATCCATTGAAAGACTTCTCATTCTGGATAACTGTTCTACACTTTTACCTTGCTCTCTGACTAATTTAGTTAAAGCATCAAGTTCAAAACCAGCAGCTTTAGCTAACATCTCTCTTTGTAAAACATTTAACTTTAAAAATTCACTTTCATCACCAACTTGTTTTATAATTTCATTTTGAAATGCTGTTAAATCACCAGCTAATGCTAACTCCCTAGCTCTTTGAAAGTTCAGTTGTCTACCTATCATAACTGAAGCTGTCATTTCATCTTTTATTGAAGTTTGAAACTCCAACATACCACGAGCAGCTTTTGCAACATCACCAATATTAACTCCCAAACTTCTAGCTTTAACAGCCGCTTCAGCTATATTATCACCACCTTCTTGCATAAACCCAGCGATGTCAGCAGAAGCTCCAGCGATATCATTCATAACTACTCTTGGAGCAACACCATTAGCTTTAGCTAAAGCTGCTGTTTGTTTTAAAAAGTTTTGAGCAGCTTCAGCAGATAAACCTGTGATTGTCATTAACATACCAGTTAATTGAGCTGATTCTTTCGCACTAATTCCAAGAGCTCTAGCGGTATCCATTGAAGTTTCACTAATTTTTATAGCTTCATCAAACGCTATACCAAAGTTACTATTCAACTCTTCAACAGAACTAGCCATATCATCAAAACCAAAACCAAGTCTTGTAGCAGTAGCACCAGCATCTGATAGTTCTTTACCAAACTCAGTAACACCGATAGCACCAAATCTTTCACCAACTTGATCTGTTAATTTAGCTATACTACTAAATAAAGTAATAAGTCCACCAAGAACTAATCCAGCAGCCATTAGTTTCATAACCATAGCACTACCAGCTTTTCCAGATGCTTCTCTAAAAGCGTCTACTGTTCCAAGTAAACCACCTAAACCAAGTTGATCTCCCAAATCTCGATAAGCTTTATTTATGTTATCTTGGGCTTCAGCTTCCTTTTTCTTTACTTTAATAACTTGTTGTAATAAACCAATCTCTTTAACTAATTCAGTATTACCTTCTTGTTTAGCCATAACTAATTGGTCTTCCAAATCAGAAGAAATATTACTTAACTTACTACTATCACCTTGAGCTTTAACAATATCTTCTAAAGTATCTTGTATACTCTGATTTTGTTTAAATCTTTCGCTATCAACTTCAAGTAACTTTTGACTTTCTTGTAAAAGTTCTCTGGTTATACTTACTATATCTCTCTTATTTTGTACTTCGTCAGCCATCTAAAATCTCTATTTAATAAAGTCACTAAGTTTATATTTTTTAGCATTAACCTTTTTATTGATACCTAAATCTTTGTACATACCATTAACTATATTTTCAAATTCAACAACATCACTATTTAAATCATCTATGATGTTGTTAATTTTTTTAACAGCATTTTTGTTGTTTTTAAGTTTTTTTTCTTCGGATGAAGATAACCCAAGAATTTTCTTTATTTTAGAAAATATATTTTCCGATAGAATATTGTTTTTATCCATATATGATTTTTTCAATTTAATCTCCTACTTTTTACAACTAGGTGTAGTATGTCATATATAAATATTAAATTTCTATAAAATTATATGTTTATTTATTTTCTTATGCTTGGTATATTTGGTTTTTTATAATTTGGTTTTTTATTAGCTTTGTCCATCTGTTCTTTTTCAATTTTTTTAACATCAGCTAATTTTTTATGATAAAAATTTCTTAAATATGAAGGCATATTATATATGTCAGAATGGGTAAATCCTTGTCCATAATAAACTAATTGAAATATTTGGTCGTGTATTTCCGGCCTATGCTCCGGTTTTAGGCCAAAAAAACTCGACGGTCATTGGTATTACTACCGTGACCGTCTCTCCTCCTATTTCTACTTCTTGAGTTAAATCTATATCTGGATTTATTCTAGAAACCTCTTCTCTCAAGTACAATGATTCTTTAGATAACATATTATCTACAAAATTATTAATAGTGGCTGTAGTGTCATCACCATTAACAGAAGTTATTATTTTCTTTAATCTTGTTGTTATTTCAGCAGTCTGTCCTATTTTTTGTAAACTTTTTAAATCTTGTAAAATAGCAGCTTCGTCTTTTCCTGTTAAAAGTTTATATGTAATTTTTATTTTCGTAACAGGAAGTTCTAACTCAAATTTATTTTCACTGTAATCAACACCATCAGGTATTTCTTTAAATGGACAAGATGTTAAATCAAAAGTATGTTCTACTTTTTCTCCTGTGGTTGGATGCATTACTTCAACTGGATATTCACCACCATAAGCTAATATCCTAGCTGCTATCATAATTGCATTTTTATCACCCACCAATAAATCATCAGAAACCACACCAGGTGTAGCTATAAGAGAATTTAAAAGTTTATCAATCACTACACCTTTTTTGATAAGGTTTTGTGATGTTAGAATATCTTCTTCTTTAGCTGTCATATATTTGATGTCTACTTTTCCACCATATAGTGGTGAGTCTTTTCCATATATTTTACCACCACTTGGTAAATCTATTGTTTCTACTGGAAATTTATAATCGTTTGCATTATCTTGTGCCATTTTAAACTCCTAAGATTTTGATTCTGAAACTGACGCTTGTCTATAAGCCGTAACCATTTTTTTAATTTCACCGATAGCTTTTCTTGCTCTACCACCAGCCGCTTTTGTACCTTTTTCTACAAATTGTTTGTGATTTGTTTGAAAGTCTTCAAACGCTGATTCTATCTGTTCGTATAATTCATTACTACTTGCCATTTTATTTCTCCTAATTTATTAAACTTCAATTGCTCTTCTAAACCAACCCACCCAAAACTTTTCTTGTTCTGGTTTTTTTATAACCAAGTTGGCAAATCTTAAAACTCTGTATGCTCGTACTCTATCTATTTCAAGGTTCTGAATTGCTTTTAATGTATTTGGTCCTATACCACCATCTACTATAATTTTATCTTTGTTTTTAGAATTAGCAGCTTTCTGTAAAACCTTTACAGCACCACCTTGACCAAAGTTAACAACCATATCAAAATAAATATGTCTTAAATGTGGTGGTACTTCATCACATTTACCTCGTCTCCAATAATCTTGATGATATATTGTTTTAGCTTGTTCTCTTGTTAAATTTTTTATATCAACATCTGGATAAAACCTTTTAGTAATTCCATATTTTGTTTCACCACCTAAGTCAGTTGGGTCATTTACATACCCACCTTCGTGATGTAAAACCACTTCAATTATATCATTAAATGTTGTTAATTGTTTTTCTTTTGACATATTTGATAACCTCTTAAAAATTCTACATAACATTTTCATATATAAATATATACAAAATAAAAAAACCCTCAATATTTATTGTTTATTGAAGGTTTTTTTTATTTGTGGTGATTATGTGTAAATTAAAATTCTAATATAGCATAATCATATCTTAAAGTTACCGATATGTCTACAGGTTCACTTGAAGCAAAATCTAAATCATTAAAGTTAGCTGCTTGTATAAAAGCACCTTTTAATGTCCATTGTTCAACTACATCACCTACAGGTCCAAGAACTTTACACATAACATCTTTTTTATAAAAGTCTGAATACCCATCTCTACCAGTTACCGATTCGTGAGACAATCTTATCCATTCCATTACTGCTTGAGCACCAGATGGTACAACTGGGTCGTATAAAGTAATTTCAACAGGTTCCCATGCAGCTTTCCCCTTTACATATCTTTTAACATTTAAGTGATTAAGTTCTACCTCTTCAAATGTAATTGAAGGTCTATTCGCTGTTTTAATTAAATAAGCTGGAATACCATCAATTGAGAACACAAAACGATTTTTAAGTTTTGGTTCAAATGGTGTAAACATCGCCTGATTTGCATCAATCAAAGTTGCCATATTTTTTCTCCTAAAATAATTTAAATAGTGTTATTTTATACACATATTTTCATATATAAATATCTCAAAAACAAAAAAAAAGGGATTTATATTTAAATAAATCCCTTTCTTTCTTTAATTTACCTAACTAATTACTCTGG